ATTACAGATACAGTGATTCCAGATGACGCTACTGAATTACAAGTAACTGCTATATATAATTTAATTAATGCATATACTATTACTTTATTTATTGACTTATCTAAAATTACTGGAAGTAGTATTAATTTTAATAATGTTCAACCGTTTATTGATTCATTACGAAATTTACCCATCGATAGAGGTGGTAATTTTACAAAACAAAAATATTGTTATTATGATTTTAATATATTAAATAATTTAAAAGATTTATTTGCAGAGATTTTAAGACCCGCTTCAGTTAGACTTTTAGCAGTAAGAAACACACGTGAATATTATGAAAGTAAAGGATTATTTTCAAATATTGGAACTATTACATCAAGATTAGAAACTAATCCAGGATTAGAAACTATTAAACAAAATCTAGATAGAATATGCCAGTTACCATATCTATATTTAATACCTCAAGGACAAACAGATTATATTACTGTAAATAATGAATATATTACAGAATTACGACGTTGTATTGATAATACTGCTAGTGCTATTGCTGATGCGATTCGTCCTGCTCCTGCTGGTACACGCGGCGGCAGTAGTAAACGTAATTTTAAACCCACTGTTACTAATGACACTGGAAGACGACGAAGAGCCGGAGATACTTTAGAAATTAGAGAAAAGAATAAAAAAAACGCACTAACTTCTAGAAGAAGAAATATTACAATTACTACTACATTTTTTAATGAATTAACTAATTTTACTGGAGATTCAGTATCAACAGAAAATTTAATTGAAAGTATTGAATCATTTTTATTGGATGAATTTATAAAATTAACAACCAATGTATCAAATATTTATGAATCTATTAATAGTAGAATTGGAGGAGATAGAACAATGACTCCTCATGATATGATGGAATTAATATTGTATATTGAAACATATAATAATAATATTCAATGTTTTTTTCATAGTATATGTGAAGTTTTATTGGATGATACTGCGGTTGACAGTGATAGTTATAATGATTTTTTTAACCAGTTATTTAATCCTTCAAATGGGTTATTATATTCTAACCAATATGTATTAAAATACCAACAATTATATCAAGCAATAACATTTCAGATTGCTACAATAGAACAGTTTACTATTCTAAATATTTGTATAATAAACACAAACAGAATTTTATTTGAGACAAAATTCCCTACAATAAATAAAGATTATATAAATAACCAAACTATCGATTTCCCACATAAGGACTCTATTCCTAGATTTACAAATTTATCCGAAATTTATTTAAATATTCCTGAAATAATTGCTAGTTATAATCATGCTGCTCACCCACCAGAACCACCACCATTCGCACCAGCATCGCCACATCGTAGTGCACCTGGTAGTGCTAACACGTGGAAAACAATTGACCCGTCGAAACTTGGATCGAGTTTCTTCAGTGGCGGCGGTAAAAATAACAAGAATCATAGATTTACTATAAAAAATCGAAGAATGAAAAAACAAAAAAAAACAATAAAAAATAATAAACGAAAATCAAAAAAATCGAATAAAATCAAAAAAATCCGTAAAACTATAAAATACTAAATAAGACACCATTCTATACCAATAAAAGTAAAATGGAAGACCAAATCCAACTCTCTAAAAAAGAATTTCAGAAAATGGTCTTCATTATGAATGCATTAAACAGTGGATGGAAAGTACAGAAATCAGAAGATGATTTTATTTTTACAAAAAAACATGAAGGAAAACGAGAGATTTTTAAATCAAACTATTTAGAAACATTTATTTATGATAATTTAAAACCTTTAACCCTTTCCCATGAAAATTAATTCATATATTTAGTGGCCTTTCAGGCCACCCTATATATGGTCTTAATTTCCAGGAAAGAATTTACGATTTGATGCGAAGTGTTAGAATTTATCCACCATGTGGATAAATTCTGAGTAAAGAGTTAAAATAATAATTATCCAAAACACAATATTTAGGAAAGTCAAAAATAAAATATCCATTTATTATGACATTTAGTAATCCACCTAAAAAATCAATACATTATGTGGTTATTTTTATAAAAAACAACATAAAAATAGACTTTATAATACAATTTATGAATCCTCGAATTAAATCGCTTTTTCCCCAAATTTTTTTCTTTAGGAAGTATATATCCTATAATGGGTGGTGCTCTTCTTCAACTCGTCGCCTATGGCGCCCAAGATGTCTTTCTTACTGGAACCCCTGAGATCACTTTCTGGAAAGTTTCTTACCGCAGACACACTAACTTTGCCATGGAGTCTATCGAGCAAACTTTCTCTGGCCAAGCCGATTTCGGCCGCCGTGTTACCTGCACAATCTCCAGAAATGGAGATCTTTGCTACCGTACTTACCTCCAGGTTACTCTCCCTGAGATTAACCAGACAATGAACAATGGCGCTGGTGTCTATGCCCGTTGGTTAGACTATGTCGGTGAGCAACTTGTTGCCCAGATTGAGGTCGAAATCGGTGGTCAACGTATTGATCGCCAATACGGTGACTGGATGCATATCTGGAACCAACTTACAATGACCTCTGAGCAACAACGTGGATACTTCAAGTTAATCGGTAATACTACTCAACTCACATATGTTACTGATCCTACTTTTGCTGAGATCTCTGGTCCTTGCGCTGCTTCTGGTGGACCTTCCCAGGTTTGCGCTCCTCGCAAATCTCTTCCTGAGACTACTCTCTATATCCCTCTTCTCTTCTGGTTCAACAGAAACCCTGGTCTTGCTCTTCCTCTTATTGCCCTTCAGTACCACGAGGTTAAGATCAACCTTGATATCCGCCCTCTCGGTGAGGTTCTCTGGGCTGTCAAAGACCTTAATGCCTCATCTGGTGCTTCTGTTGCCGTTACTGCTGCCTACCAGCAATCCCTTGTTGCTGCCTCGCTTTACATCGATTATATCTTCCTTGATACCGATGAGCGCAGAAAGATGGCCCAGAACCCCCACGAGTACCTCATTGAGCAACTCCAGTTCACTGGTGATGAATCCGTCGGATCTTCTTCAAACAAGATCAAACTTAACTTCAACCACCCTGTCAAGGAACTCATCTGGGTTGTCCAGCCCGATGCTAACGTCGACTATTGCTCGTCTCTTAACGGAAATGGTCTTCTCTACAGGACTCTTGGTGCCCAGCCTTTCAACTATACCGATGCCGTCGATGCTCTCCCTAACGCTATCCACGCCTTTGCTGGACCTGATGCAGTAAGTGGTGCTAACGAATTCATCAATACATCTGGTCTTTTCCAAATGCCTGGTGCTTCTGATGTTGCCGGTACTGATTATACTAATCCAGTCTTTGGAGTTGCTGGTACAGTAAAAGAATCATCTGTCTCTGATGCTGGTTCCTTCGTCCTTGCCGAGACTGCCCTCGATATGCATTGCTGGGGTGAGAACCCTGTTGTCACTGCTAAGTTACAGTTAAATGGCCAAGACCGTTTCTCTGAGCGTGAGGGATCTTACTTCGACCAGGTCCAGCCTTACCAGCACCATACCCGTGCCCCTGACACTGGTATCAATGTGTATTCATTCGCCCTTCGCCCTGAGGAACACCAACCAAGCGGGAGTTGCAATTTCTCCAGAATTGATAACGCCGTACTCCAACTTGTGCTCTCATCCCCTACAGTTTCTGGAACTGCCACAGCCAAGGTCCGTGTTTACGCCGTTAATTACAATGTCCTCCGTGTCATGAGTGGCATGGCTGGTGTCGCTTACTCCAATTAAGCAGTGGGTTTATCCTACAAATCAAAAATATTATATCCAATATATAATATTTTATATTTACTCGATAAATACAATATTATTATTTATTTAATTATTTTTACTAGCATATTGGTAATATTGTTTGTTTTCTCTTCAGAGAAAGCAAACAATACAGTTCTATGTTTTGCTCTTGCAACTTCAAAAGCAAAATAAAGTTTTTAAATTATTTTCATGGGAAAGGGTTAAAATAGAAATATAATCTTGCTTTAGATCTTGCTAAAGCAAGATATTAACAAATTTTCATTAAATTAATTTTTTGCTCCTCTTTAAAGAGGAGCAAAAATGAGTAACAAAATAATATTATTTATATTTTAGTTTATTATCATTAATGGTGTGTTATTGTTTGCTCCCGCGACTGAGGGAGCAAAACTAAATGTATTCGATAGTTTACACCTTTT